GTCAGCCCAGGTCAGTCCCATATCCCATCCCTCCGGCATCGCGGCCTCGGCAGCGGCCCATGCGGCGTCCAGCGAGTCAGCAAGCCGGGCCTCGGCGGCCTCGGCGCGGGCCTTCCAGTCGGGTTCGCCAATCGGGGCGCTAGGTGCGGTGCCGACTGCGGCGTGCCATGCGGCGGACCCTGCGGCGACGAGCTGTGCGGCGTCCTCGGCGGCGTCCCATGCGTCCCGCACGGCGTCCCGCACGGCTGCGGCGTCCCATGCCGCGGCGAGTCGGTCCACTTGCTCCGGGGTGAGCGTTCGCAGGCGTTCGAGGAAGGCGGCCACGGAGGTGGTGTTCGGGCCGTAGGTGTCGGTGGTCATGCTGTCTCCCCTTTCGCTGGTGTTACTTGCCGGGCTTCGGTGCCGGTCGCGAGGTCCCGACCCCCGGTTCGATGACCGACGTGGCGGCGAGCGCCCGGAGCAGCGCGCTTGCGCTCGTCCCGGCCCTGGCGGCCTGTCGCTTGATCCGCTCCCAGTCCTCATCCGAGAACCAGACGATGCGGCGCTTGACGGTCATGCGTTGCTCCCTCTCTAACGGTGGTAGATACACCGTACACCTACACCGCGCGGGTGTCAACGGGTAATCGAAACCGCCACGGTACCCAGCGACGGGTCCGCGAGCGCGGCGAACGCAGCCCGGTCCAGGTCGATCACCTTCGGGCTATCCGGATCCGTCCGGCATTGGCAGTGATCGCTCAGAAGGACACGCACGCAGACCCCGGCCCCGTTGCAGACCGTCACCCGCTGCCCGCGCCAGTCCGGGCCGAGCCACGCGCGGAGGGCCGGACCCGCCGCCGCACCGCCGGGGACGTAGGCGTACCAGGAGGCGACCCCGGAGAGGGTAGGTGCCGGCGTGGGCAGGGGCTCGCGCCCCAGGAGCCGTTCCCCCGTCGAGGTTCGGCCCGCCGGCACATAGGCGGAAGGTGGAGCGCCGACCGCTGGACTCCTATCCTCGACCCCGGCCCCGGTTCGGCTCCCGTCCAGCGGATCCGACTCCGGGGATACGGCCCGGGAGGTACCGCTCGGCGCTCCACTCGGCCCCGGATGCACTCTCACAGCATCAGGAGCCGAGGGCAGGGTCGAACCGAAGGCGAGGGCGAGGATCAGGGCGGCGAGTCTCACGCGAAAATTCCCGCCGGAAAATGCACAAGAGGGCTTGACAACTGGCCCCGGAAGTGCATAATCCTCTTATGCAGTCGAGCAGCGAGACAGGAGACAAGGCCATGACGGACCAGCAGTACCACGAGGCCGAGGGTCACACGGCGGACTACGGCTATCGATATACCTGCTCCGTGTGCCGGGCCGAGGACGAGGACCGACGCCAAGCGGCGCGCGATGCCAAGTACGACGCGATCCTCGCGGGCTGGCGTCCCGAGGCCGTGATCGCTGACGGCACGTGCGACCGCTGCGGTACTTACTGCGACGGCGACTGCCAGTCCTGACCATCCACCATCGAGAGGAGCACCGAGATGACACGTTTTGAGGTCCAGCGCGGTAACCAGCTCAGCGGCAGCGACGACCTGGCCGCTCGCTGGTACATCGTCGATGGAGAGGCCGATGCCATCGACAAGCGCGGGCGGGGCTGGGACACCAGGACCGAGGCGCTGGAGGCGCTCGTGAAGCATCTCAGCGGTTGGCCGGGCGACGCCGGGGATCAACTCGTCGGCGTCCAGGAGATCGCCACTCGCGCCGGTGTCGCGGTCGCGACCGTCCATTCGTGGCGTCGCCGGCATGGCGACTTCCCGGAGCCCGTCGTGCGGCTCTCGACCGGCCCCGTCTGGCGATGGGCGGACATCGCGGCGTGGCTCCCGACACTCAAGCGCGGTCGGCCACGGAAGGGCTGACCACGTATCCCGGTAGACGATGGCCTGTCGGGTCAGCCGTCGCCAGAGGATGACCAGCCGGGTTCGGAGCGGGAGGTGGAAGCTCACGACGGCCCCCACTGCTCGCCGGTCGCGCTCCACTCTCCGACCGGGACCGGCCAGGTGAAGGTCCCCGGGGTACTCGGCGTGACCCACGTCAGGGTGGGTTCGGTGCGGGCCGCCCACCAGTCCCGACGTGCCGTGACCTCGCGGGATCGACGGCGGTAGGCGAGGATGACCAGGACGACGGCGAGTACGGCGAGGTTGCGGGTCACGGTGCCTCCTCGACCCACTCCCCGAGGCCCGCGTCCACGAACGGCTGGACGAGGGCGGCCCAGCGCGGACGGCCCCGACCCCACACATGGCGCTCGCCGCCATAACGGGTGACCTCCGAACCGCCGCTCGGGAACAGGTACACGCTGATGTGCGTGTCGGGGCAGGTCCAGTACCACAAGTGCTCTGGAGCCCCGGTCTTTTCATTGAAACCGCCAGCGTCCACGACAACGATGGTCTTGCCGCAATCAGGGCAGTACCTTGGGTCGTCAAACCAGTCGCGCAACCGGGAGAGCAGGCTCATGGTGTCTCCTCGAGAGGAAAGCGGTACTCGTAGTGGCCCCCGCGCCGCCATGACCATGCGCCGATCATCTGAAGCATCTGGTTTGCTTCGATGGCCCCGACGATGGACTCGTTGCCCGACCACCCGCCCGTCGAGAACACATAGCGGCGACGCGGAAAGGACGGCCATTTCGGGTCGCGGAAGTCTGGATCGCACTTCCATAGATCGGGATAGGACCATGCCAGACCAGCGAAATCCATTGCGGCCGCCATGTCTGCGAGAGTAGCGGTCGGCCATGTTCTGATGCGCTCCAGCGTTTCCTCGGTCGGATAACCGTCAGCGTCAAAGAACTGGTCGGCTCCGTTCGGGGTGGTCATGCTGTCTCCCCCAGCCACTCCCCAAGGCCCGCTTCGACGAACGGGGCGACGAGGAGGGCGAAGTGCTCCGGGCTGATGAGGTCACGGACGACGAGCGCGACTGCGGCGTCCCCTGCGGCGTCCCGTGCGTCCCGTGCGGCGTACCGTGCGGCGTACCGTGCGTCCCGTGCGGCGGCCCGTGCATCCCGTGCGGCGACCCGTGCGTCCCATGCGGCGACCCCGTCCCACGCGGCGTCCCCTGCGGCGACCCATGCGGCGTTGAGTCGGGACGCCTGTTCCGGGGTGAGCGTCCGCAGGCGCTCGATGAAGGCGGCCACGGCGATGGTGTTGGGGCCGTAGATGTCGGTAGTCACGGTGTCTCCTCGATCAGCCGCAGCACGGTGAGGGTGTCAACCCATGTGGGGTCGCGGTGAAGCCCCTTGCCAACCTGATAACCGCGCAACTCCCCCACCCCTGCCGCGAGCCGGGCGCGGTAGGCGGCTACGGCCTCGGCTTCGATGGCGGCGACTTCATTTGGCTGTGCGAGCAGCCAAGGGCGCGCCGGATCGAGCAGCCGCTTCCCGGCCTTGGTCGTCGGCTCAACCATCAGACCGCTCCCGGAGCTTGGCCGCGAGGGCATGGAGGGCGGCAGCGGGGGTGTCACCGAACGTCTCTCTGGTTATCCATTCCTCGGGATCGCGTTCGGGATAGCACGCAGCCCATGCGGTGTACTCGCCGTCAGCCCAGGTCAGTCCCATATCCCATCCCTCCGGCATCGCGGCCTCGGCAGCGGCCCATGCGGCGTCCAGCGAGTCAGCAAGCCGGGCCTCGGCGGCCTCGGCGCGGGCCT